TATGTCGGTCTTGAATGGTTCCGGTTCTGTTGATGTTTTGCCTGGTCGTCCTGATGTTCAGGCGTCAGATTCTGATTTTCGGAAAGGTGAAGATTATGATCCACCGCTTGACTTCGACCCGAATTCGTTTTCCCGGATTGACAAGTTTGATGGTTTGGAGAGTGGACAAGGTGTTATTGATGACTTTCTTGAGCGTCAGCGTTCATCTTCGAATGCTGAGTCGCAGAAAGAAGATTGATAGGGTTTAGGATTTCCGAAGGGAGCTTTTAGGTGTTCCCTTCGGGTCCTTGTCCACTTTTCTACCTCGCACCGCAGGTAGCGTCTAGCACCTTAATAATCAGCACTTTATGCCGATGGAGTCGGCGTGCTGCCCGTATAAACTTATTGTTTTTAAAAGAAAATTACATATTCCTTTACTAGAGGATATATGATATGTGCGCGGACCGATTTTGATGTTTGCTTTGAACATCAAATTTGGATATCAAATTGCGGTTTTGATAGCGTATTTTCTTATGGTTTCTTATTGTTGTTTTGTTATGGAAAAGGTACCGTTTTATCGTAAGAAAAGTTTTTGGACTCTGTTGATTTCCATCCTTACGGCTTTGTCAGTTTATTTCGCTGCTTCATGCACTCGAAAGGTTGTTTATCACTCTTCCGGTGTTCATTGTGATACGGTTCAGCTTTATCTTCGGTCTAATTTAAAGCTTCCTTAATATGCCTGCTGCTGGTTTTGCTGAACTAATGGGTCAGTCTCTTGGTCTCAATGCAGCTTCTTCTGCTGGTGCTTCTGCTGGTGCCGGTATTGCTGATGCTTTGTTCGGTGGTATTTCTGCTCGCCGTAATTGGAAGTATAAGCAGAAGGAAATGGCATTGCAGCAGCAGTATGCCCTTGAACAAATGTCTAAGTCTGCGGAGTTTCAGTTGGCACATGACAAGCAGATGTTTGATTATCAGAATGCGTATAATGACCCTTCTGCTGTTCTTGAGCGTAATTTGGCTGCTGGTTTGAATCCGGCTGCTGTTCTTGGACAGTCTGGAGTTGGTGTTTCTGCTACTATTCCTACATCTAGCGGTGGTGCTCCGTCTGGCCATGGTCCGGTTGCTTCTGGTTCCGGTGGTGGTCTTGCTGCTCTTGCTGGTAATCCTTCTGCGTATGCGGATATTCAGTTGAAAGATGCTCAGCAGGAGCGTGAGCGTTCAGCTGCTGCTCTTAATGATGCTGAAGCTGAATGGTATAAGTCCCAGACTTTGGATAAAGATTTGCGTGAACGTTTGATGAAGGCGCAGGCAGGACTTGCTGAGGCTGGAATTACTGAATCTACATCGCGTGCAAGTTTGAATACTGCAATAACTTTGTCCTATACTATTGATAACGAGTTGAAAGATGCTGCTTTTGGTTATAATCTTGAGATGATTAAGGCTGACCTTGGTAAGGCTAAGGAAGAGTATTATCAGCTTAAGGCTCGTACCGGTTATATTGATGACCAAATTGAAGCAGAATTGCAGTTGTTGACTGCTCGGGCGCTTTATTTGAAGTCTTCTTCTTCTAATCAGGAGCAGCTTGCCCGTGTGAATGAATTGACTGCGGATGATTTGGAGAACTGGTTTGATGTGAACTGGAATACGCAGGTTGAGGTTCCTATTATCGATGAGAAAGGAAAGGTTGAGCGTACGGTCAAGATGACCGGCAAGGAAATTCGCAGAGAATATATGAAACTTAATTTGCAGGATTTTCAATATGATATGTATTCTAATCGTTGGGCGCTTCGCTCTGAGAAAAATCGATTTGGCTATAGTCTTGTTAATACTGCTGTTAGTGGAGCTATTTCTGCGGCTGGACATGTTGTAGGAGCAAAGGTTCTGTCTTCAGCTCCTCCTGTGCAGAGAGTTGAGGATGTTACAGAGGATTTAGTTCCTAGTCCTGAAGGTGCAGGTTGGACTAAGCATACTACTACAACTAGTCGACAATTTCGTCGTTAATAATTTGGAATTATATTTTTTTGTTTATATTTGCCTTTGAATTTTAAACCTTATTTTATTATGTCATTTAAACTTATGAATGAAGACACGTTAAAGTCTTCTAGTCTAGATGAAAATCCGATTATTTCGGTGTTGATTGCTAATTATCCTCTTTCGAATGGAGGTTATTTGGTTTCCTTTGGTCAAGAAGAACCTGATGGTTCTTTTAAGTTTTATGATCCGGTTTATTCTTTGGATTATGAAGCTACTAAACTTTCTAAGTATTTGGACTCTAGCTCTGTTTTCTTGCCTAAAGGATGTTATTATTTGTCTGAAAAGAAGTTTCATCTTTTCATTGAGGCTTTGTTTTCCGGCACTCTGTTTTATGATATGAAACTTTTGCCTGCTTCCTCTCAGTCGCAAGGTTTGCTTTTGGTAAAGGTTGATGAAAAAAGTTTCTCTAGGTATGAGCAGGAAGAAGAAGACTAGAGGTAAAGGAGGTAAGCGAATTGTAGTTCGTCCTTTAGGAGGAAAAGTTCTTTGATGAGTTCTGATTACTATCAGCGTTTTGAGCTTGCCTATGCGCCTTTCTTCGTGAGAAAGCGTGTAGGCAAGTGTTTTAAGGTTATTCGGCGTTTCCGAACGTATGAACAAGCTTCGGATTATGTTCGTTTGTTGTTTGAACAGTATCCCGGTATTTATTTTGATATAAAAGATGTGTCATTCTCCCATTTGGATAAGGAATCGCGCGTATAGCTCCCGGACTATCGGCTTGACGGACAGAAAGGTTTTGTTGATGAATCGGCCTTGGGATTATTTTACCCAGCGTATTATGGTTCCTTGTGGTCATTGTGAGGAGTGTTTGCGTCAGCAGCGTAATGATTGGTATGTCCGCTTAGAGCGTGAAACTAAGTATCAGAAGAGTCTGCATCGTAACTCTGTGTTTGTTACGATTACGATAGCTCCGGAGTATTACGATAGTGCATTGTTGAATCCTTCTTCTTTTATTCGCATGTGGTTTGAGCGTGTTCGTCGGCGTTTTGGTCATTCTATTAAACATGCTGTTTTTCAAGAATTCGGAATGCATCCGGAGCAAGGTAATGAGCCTCGTCTTCATTTTCATGGTGTTTTATGGGATGTTTCTTGTTCTTATAATGCTATTCGTGAAGCCGTTAAGGATTTAGGCTTTGTTTGGATTGCATCTATTACGGATAAGCGTCTTAGGTATGTTGTGAAGTATGTTGGCAAGTCTGTTTATATGGATGAGCGTTCTGTCGATTTTGCGAAGTCTCTTCCTATTACTGTAGGTAAATTAAAAACTAATCTTTATGACTTTCTTCAGAATAGTCGATATCGCCGTAAATTTATCTCGGCAGGTGTTGGCGATTATTTGGGAGATTTTAAGGCTCCCGGTGTTGCTTCTGGTCTTTGGTCTTACACAGATTATAAGACCGGTGCTGTTTATCGTTACCGTATCCCTCGCTACTACGATAAGTATCTTTCTCAAGATGCGTTATATTTTCGTAAGATTTCTACTGCTTGGACCTATGCTAGTGCTTTCTGTAATTCTTTGGCTCTTGGGTTCCTTCGTGAAGTTGCTGAGCGGGTCCTTCGTCCTTCCGACTTTTCCCGTATCGTTAAAGGAGGTTTTTCGCGCCTTGTGAAGCTGAGGGATTTTTTGAGTAAGGTTAAGTATAAGCAGAGGTTTATTTCGGTAACTTCTGATGTTATTGATTTTTGGGTAGATTGTTTTGGTGTTGATTCTTCTAATCCTTTTTTTAATAAAATAGTTTATGGGTAAGCAACCTTTTATTTCTCATGCTGTAAATGGCTATTCTCGGTATGATATACCCGAGAATAAGGCGTTTTCTGTTACGCCGGGTATTATTTACCCGGTCCGTATTCAGTTTGTCAATGCTCGTGATAGGGTTACGCTGCATCAAGGTATTGATGTCCGTTCAAATCCCTTGGGTGTTCCATCGTTTAACCCTTATGTTCTTCGGTTGCATCGGTTTTGGGTTCCTTTGCAATTGTATCATCCTGAAATGCGTGTCAATTCGTCTAAGTTTGATATGAACGATTTGTCGTTTAACTTTATTCCCGGTTGTGTGGATAATGATGGCAATAATACGTATACTTCTTTTATGTATCCGCGTCCTGGTGTTTCTGCTTTTTTCGAGCAGGTTATGCCGTTTAATCATCGTGCTGCACTTCCGAATAGTTTGATGTCTTGGCTTCGTATTGCTAATAGTCCGATTGTTAATTATCCTAAAAATACTGTGCCTACTGGTGGGACTTTGCTTAAGTCATTAGCGAAGTTTGTTACTGTGAATGCGGATACTTATTTAGGTTATTGGGATATTGTTCGCAATTATTATTCGTATTCTTCTTGGGGTGTTTTTTCTTTTGCTCATCCCGGAACTTATCGGCCTACTTTTTTTACTACTTCTACCTCTTCAGTGGCCGGTGTTGAGTTTCGTTCGCAAGCTTCCTATTTTTGGCAGCGTTATGGTAATTTGGAGTTTTTGGACCATTATTTTGAAACGATGTTTTATCCGAGGGATAGGAAGGTAGACGCTGATGAGGACGAGTTATCGTGGAACCGTTCTGATTTGTTCGTTGAGATTCTGCGTTCTGATTTGTTTAATACGGGTACAATAGCAGCTGCTCCGGATTTTAACAAGTTGCTTCAGATGTTCCCTCAGAATATGGATTATATGGTTCCGGCGAGTCCTTATGATGTTCAGAAGCCTACGGTTGATTGGAATAATGGTGAAGGTACTGATACTTCTACTCCTAGTAAGGTTTATTTTGCTGCGACGTTGAATGTTCCTTTTTTGGCAGCGCATCCTATGGCTGTGTGTCCAAGTTCTCCCGACCGTTTTAGTCGTCTTATGCCGCCGGGTGATTCTAGCTCTGATGTTGATTTTACAGGTATTAAGACTATCCCGCAGCTTGCTGTTGCGACACGTTTGCAGGAGTATAAAGACCTTATTGGTGCATCCGGTTCTCGTTATTCTGATTGGCTTTATACGTTCTTTGCTTCTAAGATTGAACATGTGGATAGGCCGAAGCTTCTTTTTAGTTCGTCCGTTATGGTTAATAGCCAGGTCGTTATGAATCAAGCTGGTCAGTCCGGTTTTGCAGGTGGTGAAGCTGCTGCACTTGGTCAGATGGGTGGCTCTATTGCGTTTAATACTGTGCTTGGTCGAGAACAAACTTATTATTTTAAGGAGCCCGGTTATATCTTTGATATGCTGACGATTCGACCTGTTTATTTTTGGACCGGTATACGTCCCGATTATTTGGAATATCGTGGCCCTGATTATTTTAATCCGATTTATAATGATATTGGTTATCAAGATGTTCCTTTTTGGCGTATTGGTTATGGTTGGAAAGGTGGTTCCGCTACTCAGAGTATAACCGTAGCCAAGGAGCCGTGTTATAATGAATTCCGGTCTTCTTATGATGAGGTGTTAGGTACGTTACAGGCTACTCTTACGCCTAAGGCTACTGTTCCATTGCAGTCTTATTGGGTTCAGCAGCGAGATTTTTATTCGATTGGTTTATCTTCAAATCCGAATGAGATTAGTCCTTCTATGCTCTTTACCAATTTGAGTACTGTTAATAATCCTTTTGCATCAGACATGGAGGATAACTTTTTTGTTAATATGTCGTACAAAGTAGTTGTTAAGAATCTTGTGAACAAGTCTTTCGCAACTCGTTTATCTAGTCGTTGATATGTTGGAGTATATGATTGAAGACCTTCCGGAGTATAAGTCTCGAGGTGAGCGTATTATGTCGGTCTTGAATGGTTCCGGTTCTGTTGATGTTTTGCCTGGTCGTCCTGATGTTCAGGCGTCAGATTCTGATTTTCGGAAAGGTGAAGATTATGATCCACCGCTTGACTTCGACCCG